GAAGAATGTGCAGCTTTTCCTAACGGACAATACGATGACTATGTTGATTCTATGACCCAAGCTGTGATAAGATTCAGACAAGGTGGATTTATAAGCACTTACACTGATGAATTAGATGCACCAAACTTTAAGATAGAAAAGGAACATAAGTATTACGGATGACACAAGATTTAACTAGATCAATGGAAGTTCCAACTCCAAGAGTTGAGGTTCCAATAAAGATTGGTAAAAAAGAAAAAGGTGTAATCAAACCTTCAGTTGATTTATATCAAGACGAGGGTGTTAAAATGATTGGACCTAAAGTAGAAGTTACTACAAAAGGTGGAACAGATATTCAGGCTGGCATAGAGAAAACACAATACAAAGATTATGATGATCCACCAACTAAATATGATTTTTCTGTAGGAAAATCTGGAGATAAGTATTCATATGGAATAACAGGATCAAAACGAGGTAAACAAAAATCAATCACAATTGGTGGCAAAATTAAATATAGCTCTGGTGGATTAGCTAGAGGTATGGGTGCTGCTATCAAAGGTGGAAAATTTGAAGGAGTAAAATAATGACACCAAAACAAAAAAAGATTGCATCTAAAGCCCCACCAAAAAACAAAATTGACGGAAAAGACTTTGCAGTTCTTAGAGCTGAAAAAGCTAAAGGCAGAGAGCAAGGTTTACAAGATGAAAAAATGAAACCAGGTAGAACCATGAGAGCGGCACTTGGAGCAATGGCTTTAGGTTTAACTGCTAAGAAAAAAATGAAAAATAAAAAAATGGCACCTGTTGCTATGGGTGGTATTGGAGCTGCTATGGCAAAACAAATGGCTATTAAAAAAATTTTAGGAAGAAATAAAGGTGGTATGAACAAAGCTAACAGACCAGGAAAAATTAAACTTACAGGTTTAGGAAGTGCACTTGGACGAGCAGGAAGAACTGGAGCAGATTACAAAAAATATTTAGAGGGATTAAAAGCTGCAACGGCCCAAAAATCTATGAAAAGAGTTGGATCAAAAGCAATCACTCAAGCAGCTAAAGCAGCAAAAGCTACAAGAATAGGTAAGATTGCAGCCGGTGTTGCAGGAGCAGCATTATTAGCTAAAGCTGGTTTAGAAAAATTATATGAAAAAAGAACTGGTAAAAAACCGTTTACAAAAAGACCTAAGAAAAGTGTAATGGAAGGTGATTTAGAAGGATCTACAAAACCTTATAAAGTAAATAAAAAAATGGGTGGCGGAATGATGAAGAGGCCTATGGGTTACGATAAAGGTGGAGATTCTTTTGTAAAAAGAAGAATGAAATTAGGTAGAGTTGGTATACCTTTAATGGTTGGAGTTGGACTTTTAAAGGTAGGAAAAAAATTAAAAGATAAAATTAAATCTAAGAAAAAAATGGGCGGTGGTTTGATGGAAGCCACACAAAGACTTAGAGCTCAAGGCAAAATGGGTGGTGGCATGATGCAACGACCTATGATGGCTAAAATGGGAAGATCTGTGAGAGAAGCTGAGGGAAGAGCACGAAAAAAAAGAAAAAAAGAATCTCCAGTAGCACCGACACCTAGATTACAAAACAAACCAAAAGGATTAGGTGGAGTAGGACCTATACCAAGAAGAATGAGAGGACCTATAGCACCTGTATCTCCAAGATTAGCAGGCCCACAAATGTCTATGGGCGGTATGATGCCTGGTTATAAAAAAGGTAAATCCGTTATGGCAAAAGGTTGTAAGTTAGGAAGAAAAAGACCTACTAAGATGTTCACATAGGAGGGTAAATGGCCCTCAAGGAACTTTTAAAACGGGGAATAGGCTCAGTTCTTGCAAAAGCAAAAAAGAAAATAACTGGCGTTGAATATAAATTTGGTAAACCTGTTATAAAGAAAACTGACCCCGTATCAGGAAAGTCTGAAAAACTAATTACATATACACCAGAAACAAAAAAACTTCCTGTAACTGAAGTTGTTAAAAAAGATTTAGTGCCTGTAAATCCTAGATTACAAACTGGTGATTTACAAATGGGTGAAAAGGTACAACCTTTATTTGGTTCATCAACATATGATTGGGCTATGAGAAAAGGACCCGGAAAATACTCTGCTGATGAATGGGTGGATCATCTTACATCATCACGTAAAGTTAACTTCAAAGTATTTGGACAACCATCAAGTAGAATTGAGAGAGCTCCAAAATCTTTTACCTACGATAGGGGTAAATACGCAGGTAAAACTGCAACCATAAACAAAGAAGAATTGTTTGATTCAAATGTTGCTATCTTCGATGAAGGTGGTCAATTAGCAGGGGGTTTATTAGCTGCTGCAAAAAAATATAATTTGAAATTATCTGCACAAGATGTTGGTAATTTTTTAAGAGGTAACCCTGCAAATAGATTGAAAGCTGTAACTTACTCAGATGATGCGATGTCTAATTTTCCGTACAGAAATACTTTAGTACAAGCACGAGGAATAGCAAACACAGTAAAAAGACAGTTTCCTGCCATGGGGGAAAGATTTGATACATTGAATATGCATGTTGCGACTATTGAAAGAGGTATAGAAAAAGGAATGTTAAATGATGTTAAAGAAGGTTATAGAGCTTTTTCTGGAGAACTTAGAGGCATACTGCAAGCAAATGTAGGAACAGAAGCACGTAGACAATTGAATGCCATGAAAGGTTCTATAGATGAGGTTTATGCTAAAGCTACTGGTGCGAGAACAGGTGTCAAACCTACAAAGTATCGTGCTGAGGAAAGCTATACATTACAAGGCGGTCAAAATTACAAAGAAACCGTTTTTGTTTTAGACGAACCTATTGTTTCCAATCGTGAAGCTATGAAAAATATGGGACACTTCTCTGAACTTAAAAATAACTTATTTCACGTTAGATATGATGTTAGATCAACTCCAAACGGTAAGAAAGCTTTTGTAATACACGAAATTCAATCTGATGCAAATCAAAGTATTGCAAAGTCTTTAACAGCCAAGGAAGCTTTTGGTCCTACTGCTAGATACAATCCTTTTCAAAAACAAATTGAAACCAGATTACTTTTGGAGCAAAGAAACAAATTATTACAAAACGTAGATAATTTAACTAATGCTGATGTAGCTGCATTACAAACTGTAAACAAAGAACTTGCAAAATTAAGTGGCACAGTAACTAGAAGTAAAGATTATTATCCCCTTTTAGATTCTGATGCTTATGGAGACTATGCATTAAAGTATTTATTAAACAAAGCAGCTAAAGAGAAAATAGATTTTGTTGCAGTCATGCCATTTGATAAATTACATTTTAGACAAGGTTACAAAGCTGGTAATGAAAGATTTTATGGTTACGCCAGTGGTAAGGGTATAAACAAAAAAGGTAAATCAGTAATGGCAGATCTTATGAAAAAAACTGCTAAATTCCAAGATTCAAAAGCGGGACCAATAAAAATATCTTTATCCGATCCAAGTTTACCGTATAAAAAAATAGCTACAAACACTTTCAAATATCCTAGAGGACACCCTTTAGTCGGGCAAGAGGTTAAAAGCGTTTATCATGAAGAGGCTTTTAAAATGCAAGTGGATAAAGGACTAAGATCAATTACTCCAGATAACCCTAATTTGTATTTTGATGCTTTTGCTGTTGAGGTTAAACCTGGGATGGCTTATACTCAAAAACTATACAAACGAGAGGGAGGGCTTGTAGTGGATATATTTAAACCTCTATGTTAATTTAAATTATGGCTATAGAAAAAGAAAATCAAGAACAAATCGAAGAGGAAGTTAAGGTAGATACCCCACAAGAACAGCCTGAAGGTTTACCACCTGAAGTCATGATTGAGGGCCAAGAGCCGGTAGTCGAGGATTTAGAAGAAGAATTCTCTGCTAATTTAGCTGATGGCATGGATGAAAGAATCCTTAGAAGTCTTGGATCAGAATTATTATCAGAATACAAAAAAGATAGATCTTCAAGAAAAGATTGGGAAGATGCATATATCAAAGGTTTAGATTTATTAGGAACAAATTATACAGAGCAATCAAAACCCTTTAAAGGAGCTTCCGGTGTCACTCATCCTTTACTGGCAGAATCAGTTACACAATTTCAAGCGTCAGCTTACAAAGAATTATTACCTGCTGACGGACCTGTTAGAACATCAATTGTAGGTCTAAGAACACCGGCCACCGAACAACAATCACAGCGAGTCAAAGAATACATGAATTATCTTCTTATGGAGAAGATGGAGGATTATACAACTGATATGGATCAGATGTTATTTTATCTACCTCTATCAGGATCAACATTTAAAAAAGTATACTATGATGAATTTTTACAAAGACCATGTTCTAAATTTATCCCAGCAGAGGATTTAGTTGTCCCTTACTATGCATCAGACTTAAAAGATGCAGGAAGAATTACTCACGTTATAAAAATGACCGAGAACGATATTAATAAAAAAATGGCAGCTGGTTTTTATAGAGACGTTGATTTACCAAAACCACAACAGAAAAAAGATGAAGTACAAGATGCTATCAATAAGTTAGATGGTATGAAAGACACATATTCTGATTATATTTATAATATTTTAGAAATGCATGTAGACTTAAATTTAGATGACTATGAAAACTTTGATAACAAAATTAAAAAAGGTATCAAAATACCTTACATCGTTACGTTAGATGAAGGTTCAGGTGAGATATTATCTATTTACAGAAACTACAGAGCTGATGATCCTAACTATACAAGAATAGAATACTTTGTTCATTTCAAATTTTTACCAGGTTTAGGTTTCTATGGCTTTGGTTTAATACATATGATTGGTGGATTGTCGAGAGCAGCAACGATTGCACTAAGACAATTAATTGATGCAGGAACTTTAAAAAATTTACCAGCAGGATTTAAGTCTAGAGGACTAAGAGTAAGAGATGATGATCAGCCAATTCAACCAGGTGAGTTTAGAGATGTTGATGCACCGGGTGGAAACATAAGAGATCAGTTTTTTCAATTGCCATTTACAGAGCCAAGTCCAACTTTATTCCAACTTTTAGGTTTTGTTGTGCAAGCAGGAACTAAATTTGCACAAATTACAGACTTGAGCACTGGTAATGACACACAAAACAGAGCTGTAGGCACTACAATTGCTCTTATGGAGCGTGGATCTAGAGTTATGACAGGTGTACACAAGCGTTGTTACTACGCAATGAGACTAGAATTTAAAATTTTAGCAAGATTATGTAGCGAATATCTACCGCCAGAGTATCCTTACGATGTTTATGGTGCAAATCGTTTGATTAAACAGTTAGATTTTGACAATAGAGTCGATATTTTACCTGTTGCTGACCCAAATATTATGTCTATGGCTCAAAGAGTGACGTTAGCACAGACACAATTACAAATCGCACAGTCAAATCCACAATTACACAACATTCATGAAGCATATAGACGTGTTTATGAGGCTTTAGGTACAAAACAAATTGATACTTTGATGAAACCTGCACCAAAACCACCTCAACCATTAGATCCAGCGAAAGAAAATGCTAGAGCACTACAAATGCAGCTACTTACTGCGTTTGAATTTCAAGATCATGATGCACATATAGCTGCTCACACGACTTTTATGGCTTCTAGAATGGTTCAAATAAATCCAATGGTCTATGCAAATCTACAAGCCCATGTTTCTGACCATATTTCATTCAAAGCTCAAAAAGAAGTAAAGGAGCAGTTTGCACAAGATCAAAATTTATTGTCATTACAACAAACTGACCCTCAACAATTTCAATTTGCTTTTGATAATGCTGTTGCTACTGCTGTTGCAGAGATAACTGAGAGTTTAGTTG